TCCCAACATTTGCACGTAAACCCAAAATCGTTTACCGTTTTGGAATATTACAACGCATTTGAATACATTAAGGAGCAAGCGAAAAAAGCAAGCAGAAAAAGCCAAAATAAGGCGATTTAAGGTGTTTTATTTTTCAGACGATAAATTATACATTTGAGAAAAGAAAATTGATTGTAGGGCAGATTGCCCGAAAATAACAAAAACAAATAGTCGGATATATGGCAGATAACAACAACCCAATTAAATATTCTGATTTGGTAAGCCCCGATAATTCGATTACTGATTTGATAAAGCAATTGGATGAACTTTCAGACGCATATACAAATGCGTTGAAAAATATTAGGGCGGAAGCAATTCAGTTGGCGGCGGTTCTGCAAAAGGTTTCCGGGGCAACCGAGGACGGCAGGAACACAACCAAGAAAGCCGCAGACGATGCGGAACGTTTAGCACGTGCGCAACGTGATTTGGCGTTTGCAGAAAGCGAGAACGCCAAAAAGTTAGCCGAGTTAAAATTGGCACAACAGGAAGCGAACCAAATTAATAAACTGATTGTGAAAATAAATCAATCCGCCGAGGGTAGTTATAACCGTTTATCGGCGCAATATTCATTGAATAAGATTTATTTAAACAACATGACTAAAGCCGAACGGGAAAACACCGAGGAGGGGCGAAAATTGGTTGCACAAACCAAAGAAATATACGAAGAAATGAAACGTTTGCAGGAAGCAACCGGGAAATTTCAATTGAACGTCGGAAATTATACGGAGGCGTCCGACGCAATTATTGCGTATGGCGACAAATTAAAAGAAACGTTAGGTTTAAATAGCGCATTTGGCGAAAGTCTTTTGGCGTTAGGACGTGGCGGGGCTGAAAGTAAAGCCGTTTTTACAGCTATTGGCGACGGGGCAAAAGCATTGGGAAAAACTTTGTTGGGATTACTTTCAAACCCGGTTTTTTTGGCGATTGCCGGAATTGCGGCGGCGGGTGCGGCGTTCAAATGGTGGTATGATTACAACGCCGGATTAGTTGAGGCAACAAGGTTGACGCAACAATTTACCGGGAAAAGCGGCGATGATTTGAAAGCGTTTAGAAACGAGGTGCAAGCCGTCGCAGATTCGTTCGGCGCAGATTTTCGGGAAACATTGATTGCAACAAACGCATTATCACAACAATTTGGTATTTCTGCAAATGAGGCATTGCAGTTGGTTAAGGATGGTTTTTTGTCCGGAGCCGATGCGAATGGGGAATTTTTAGACACGTTGAAAGAATACCCGGCATATTTTAAGGAAGCGGGAATATCGGCAGACCAATTTGTTGCCATTGTCGCCCAAACAAACAAAATGGGTATCTTTTCGGATAAAGGCGTTGACGCAATTAAGGAGGCAAATTTGCGTTTGCGTGAAATGACGACGGCGACGGCGGCGGCTTTGGACGGTATCGGCATTTCGTCGGAACAAGTTCAAAAAGATTTGCAGACCGGAACCAAAACAACGTTCGATGTTATACAAGACGTTTCCGCAAAATTGGCAAAATTGCCGGATAATGCGGCAACGGTCGGGGCTGCAATTGCAGATATATTCGGGGGTCCCGGAGAGGACGCCGGATTGCAGTATTTGCGCACGTTGAAAGATATTTCAACAAACATGGATGAAGTAAAAGGGAAAGCCGGAGTTTTGGCGCAATTGCAGGAGGAACAATTGCAAAGCCAAATTGAGTTGCAAAACGCATTATCCTGGTTGTTTGACGCAACCGGAGGAAATTTTGAAACGTTGACAACGCAGGCAAAAGTTTTTGTTAACCAAGGATTGACGGCGATAATAAAAGGGGTTATTGATGTTGTCAATTACTTGATTGAGTTATACAATGAAAGTGTTTTGATACGTGCAATTTGGAATGGGATTGTTGCCGGATTCAAAACAACATTTGATACGTTGGGAAATTTGTTTGGATTCTTTATTGATATAGTCAAAGCAACCGGAACCGCATTAAAGGGGGCGTTTACGTTAGATTTTGACGACGTAAAAAAAGGATTGGCAGATTATGCAGCAGCGTACGGAAATTTGGTTAAAGCCCAAGTTAAAGACATAACAGAAAATTTCCAAGAGGGTTTGGAGGGTATGCAAAAGAAAATAAAACCGTTAACAATCCCGGTTTCTGTTGGAGATACCCCGACGCCACAAACAGACAATAAGCCCGTAACGACACAGAACCCAACCGTAACGCCAAGGGGTAAAAGCGATGCGGAAAAGGCAGCAGAACAGCAAGCAAAACAAATTGAGGCGGCATATAAAAAGAATTTGGAAGCAACCCGAAAATTGCAGGATGCGCAATTGCAGTTGGAAACCGACGAATGGGCAAAGCTTCGCCAACAAACGCAATATCAGTATTCCCGACAAATTGAGGATTTACAACACCAATTGCAGACCGAAAAGGATTTGAACGAAACCGGACGCCAAGCGATAAACGCCACAATTACGGCATTAGAACAGCAACAAACCGAGGCGTTATTGAAAATCGAACAAGACCGACAATTGCAGGAATTGGCGTTGCAAAAAGAAAGCATTGAATTACGTTTGCAAGCAGTCAAAGAGGGCAGCGAGCAGGAAAGACAATTGCGGATGCAGTTGTTGGAAAACGAAAGACAAACCGCATTATTACAGAACCAACAGAAACCGACCGGGCAACAGCAGGACGCCGGGGCAATTAATGCAAGTTTTGACGCAAAGGGAGCCGGAATTGCGGACGAATATTTGCAAGCGCAATTACAGATGTTCGACCAACAACAAGCGTTGGCACAATCGGAGTTTGATTTGTTGAGAAATTCAGAAGCCCGGAAAACTCAATTCCGTTTGCAAGCAGAAAAGGAACGTTTGCAAAAGGTTTTAGAATTAAATCAGCAAGCCGCCAATAAATTGTCTGATGTTGAGGTACAAACAATTCAAAACACTATTAAAAAAATAGACCAAGAAATTGAGCAATCCAAAGGGGAGGAACGAGGAACAGACATTTACGGGTTGTTTGGGCTGAATTTGGACGATGACCAAAAGGAGGCAATAAGTACGTCCGTTTCCTTTGCTATTGAGCAATTAAATAGTTTTTTGGATGCAAAGGTACAAGCCGCCGACGCCGCCGTTTCCGCCGCCGACAAAGAGGTTGACGCAAGCCAACGCCGATTAGATGCGGAATTAGAGGCACGGGCGAACGGTTACGCCAATAACGTTGCAATGGCACAAAAGGAATTAGACCAAGCCAAAAAGAACCAAGAAAAAGCCCTAAAGGAGCAACAAAAGGCGCAAAAGGCACAACAAGCAATCCAAACAATCCAACAAATCGGAAACCTTGTGACGGCGTCCGCTTTGATTTGGTCGCAATTGGGGTTCCCGTTTGCAATCCCGGCAATTGCTATAATGTGGGGTTCCTTTGCAGCCGCCAAAATTAAAGCCGCCCAATTATCCAAGTCCGCCAACGCCGAGGGTTCGGAAAGTTACGGCGATGGTACGGTTGAAATGTTGGCGGGCGGTTCCCACCAATCCGGCGACGATGTGGATTTAGGAACCAAACCGGACGGAACCCGGAGGCGTGCCGAGGGCGGGGAGTTTTTCGCCGTTATCAATAAACGCAATTCCCGCCGTTTCCGTCGTTTAATCCCGGACGTGATTAATAGTTTGAACCGTGGGACATTCCCGCAAAAGTATTTGAATGCCTACAATACCGACGGCGTTAATGTAACGGTTCAGCAAAACAACGCCCCGGATTTGCGGGATTTGAAAGACGATGTAAGAGAAATTAAAGAGCAAAACCGCCGCCGTCGTTATATCGATGGCAACGGCAATGTTATTGAGATTTACAAGAATTTGACACGTAAAATTAAAAATTGATATGAACCCGATTTATAGACATTCATTTGTAAATGCGTTTTTAGCAAACGGAGAGATAAGCCACATAACCGGGGATATTGTGAATAATACGAGCTACTATTATACCCGTACTTTTGTCCCGGTTGGTAACGTGTACCCCCGCAAATTGTTTCAGAATTATACCCCGCAAGCCGGGGGCGCATTTTACGATAGCAATAAAAAGATTATCGGCGGTTGGGGAAGCAACCCCGCCGCTACAAATACGGAATTTGACATACCAAGCAACGCCGCATATATCCGGTTTAATGTAAATAAAGGGCAATACGCAAACGGGACGGCATGGTTGAGATTGGGAACGTTGGACGCCCCGAACGTCTTACAAGGTCAAACCGTGCATCCGATATATAAAGACGATTTGGCAAAGGAGTACGAATTAGAAACCAACCAACGGTTTTATCGTGCCAAATTATCCGGCAAAATTACCTTTGTCCGGGATGATTACGACTATATAAACCGTCAATCGTTCGACAATGAATTTTTGTATTGCATTGAAAAGAGCGACGACGGCGGGCGTACATGGTTCCAATACTTTCAAGGCAAGTTTATGAAAACCGATTGCACGTTTACCGATTACGATAAAAAGGTTGTTGTACAACCGGACGCAATCGACGATTATAACGACGTGTTGGCGGGATTGGAAAAGGAATACAATTTAATAACGTTAGCCCCGACAATCCAACGGATAACGATAAACAAGCGTCCATTAATTCAAATATACGTTCCGGGGGATAGTGTTGTTTCTTGTTTTTTGGGCGGTACGAATTGGGAACAAGACGCAAACGCCACGACCGACCAAAACGCATTAGTACAAACCTATCATTTTGCTTTGTGCAATATATTGAAAGAAATACAAATTACGTCCAACGGTTCCCCGGCGGTAATATCCGGGCTTTATACCGGACGAATGGCAACGGGTGCAAGTGCGGACGTATTCGAGGGGAAATTATACCCGGAATTGAATGTTAATTATTATATCTATATTTCACAGCAACAGATTGACAGCTTGCCGTTTGGGGTTGCATTGGTTGAGATACGCCGACGTTCGAACGACGTGGCAATGTTCCGTTATCAAAAGGTTACAACGTCCCCGTTTGATACGTTGGAGTTTGATTTAACCGCCGTCGAGGGTTCCGGGGCAACCGGAACAATGCACGCCGATATGAAAAGTTATAATATATACGCCCGGTATTTGTGCGACGTGGAGAAAATCGGCGACCTTAATACATATCCATTGCCCGCCGATGATATAGTTGATAATAACCGTAATTATATGCGTGCGATTGGTTACGCAATCGACGTGGCGTTTATTTCAAACAACTTTTCAGATACCCCGACCGAGTGGGGATTAGCGGACAACGGAAAGTATTTTGCGCCGCCTTATTCCATATACGGACAAACATTTTATCCAATCGCCCGGTCAACGTGGCGTTATGCGTCGTTGTGGTTTGGGTTTTATTTGATGGATTGGATATTAGAGGAAAAAGCCAGGAAAGAATATACTTTGCGGGATGCGTTCCCGGTTGCGTCTTGTATATCTGTTTTGCTTAATCAGATTGCGCCCGGTATAACCCACGAAGCCACGGCGGAATATAGCCAATTTTTATACGGCGGAAACAATCCAATATCCGGGTTGAATTTCCGTTTGCTTGTATCACAGAAAACCAATATTATAAACGGGGAATATCAGCAACCCGCACAAAAAGCCCCGACAACCTTACAACAATTTACCAATATGTTACGGGATTGTTTCAAATGTTATTGGTTCATTGAGGACGGCAAATTTAAAATTGAGCATATCCAATATTTCCGCAATGGCGGTTCCTATTCCGGCGGGGCTATATTAAGCCACGATTTGACAAAGGAATTAAATTTGCGCAACGGGAAACCGTGGGCGTTCAACACGTCGGAATATTCGTTTGATAAGGTCGATTTGCCCGAACGTTACCAATTTGAATGGATGGACGACGTTACGGCGGCTTTTGAGGGATTGCCGATACAAGTAATTAGTAAGTATGTAACGCCCGGAAAGGTTGAGGAAATTAATATATCAAACTTTACGTCCGATATTGATATGATGTTGTTAAACCCCGGCAATATGAGTTCGGACGGGTTCGCCTTGTTTGCCGCCGTTCCGCCAACGTCCGGGTCGCAATGGATATTACCATTTACCCGCCAAACTATTAACGGGGTCGAATACATTTTGCAAAACGGATATTTGGCGTTTATCAATCTGCAATCCCCGTATTGGTTATATGATTTACCCGCCCGTCGTGTATCAATAAACGGTTCCGAGGTTTACGCATACGGTATTGAGAGAAAGAAGAAACAAACGTTTAGTTTTCCGGCAAATGACGACCCAAACCCGATGCAACTAATAAAAACGTATATCGGTAACGGTCAAGTTAATAAATTAAGCGTAAATTTGTGTAGTCGAAACATTAAAGCAACGTTGCAATATGATACAGAATAACAACATAAGCGTTTTACCGTGGTACACGTCAATAAATGAACAGAACCACAGAAAAAGTTACGCATACGGCGCAATTTACCCGTTGTTTGCCCCGGCTGATAGATTGTTGCCGTTTCAGATAATAAGAAACACACGGTCAAACAATGTTACGTCAGTGGTATTGTATGAAAAGACCGGAAAGCAAGTTGCAAACATAACAACGTACATGAAAGAAACCGGATTGCAGATTGTCCGGTTTCAAACGTTGGGTTATGATGTTATATTGTACCCGTCAATTTTACCCATGCCATTAAATCAGTTGGACGGAATATATTATATGACGTTATCGGATGGCGTGCAAACGTGGTATTCTGAAATGTTCACGGTCGTACAAGATGTTTCCGGTTACTTAAAAATACAATGGTGGGATATTGAAAATTTGGTATTTGACGCCGGGCAAATAGTATATAAAAACCCGGATTTCAAAAATACGTTGTACCTTTGTACAGAGTTGGGAAAACCGGATTATGAATTTGAAGAGGACGGAGAAGAACGGGACGGGTATTTTTTTCCGGAAAAACAAATATCAGTCAAAACGTTTAAATGTACGATATTGGCACCGGAGTTCCTTTGCGACGTTATGCGTTTTATCCGTATGGCTGATTATATTCATATAACAGATAAATACGGCAGGGAATACGATTGCGACACGTTTTTAATTACCCCGAAATGGCAAACGCAGGGGGATTTGGCGAGCGTGGAAATTGAGTTTAAAACAAATACCGTCGTGAAGAAAATAGGACGTGGATATATTATCAATAATAATGGAGATTTCAACGGCGATTTCAATAATGATTTTGACAACAATTAAATTAATTAGATTATGGGAAATTACGAACAATTAAAACAAGCGATTGCCAACGTTATTAAGACAAACGGAAACCAAGAAATTACCGGGGCAATAATGCAAAACGTGTTGAACACGATTGTATCAACAGTTGGAGCCAATAGAACCTTTGTTGGCATAGCGAACGCAGATACCAACCCCGGGTTGCCGGACGGTAACGTTTTTTATATCGCTTATACGGCGGGGAATTATGTAAATTTCCAATCCAAGGCGGGTAATTTGACCGTAAACCCCGGCGAATTGGCAATATTATACAACGGGACGACCAATTGGAATAAATCTGTTATCGGCATGAGTTCGGACGGCGTTATTGCGCTTGCGAACATAACAAACCAAATCAACGCAACCGGACGTTATGCGTACACGGATACGGGTATTGTAAGGGGGTCAAATGCAGGGTCGCAAAAGATACGTACATTTTTGGTTGCGGGTGAACGTTACCAAATTACGTTAACGACCGTTGGAGGTAATGCCCCGGCAAATATACAAGGTATTAAAGCCGACGGAACATTTGACATTATTGGCATTATTACAGGAACCCCCGCCGGGGCAACGAAAACCGTAACGCCAACCGAAAATTATTACGGGTTTACGATTTATTACAGTTCCCAAACAACCGCCACGTCTGTAAATGTATTGTTTGAAGCTCCGACAACCGGGGGAATGGGTTTGCCGGACGGTATGGGGGACGCAACAAACTTTTATCCCGACCCATTTATTGCGGCGGGTGCGGATATTGCGGAATTGGAAGGCGTACAAGATGTAATTGCAATTGGAACGCCTCAATATTACAACGACCGTATTGTTTTGCCCGTAGGTGCGTTTGTTGGCGTTCTATTGGATTTGTCGCAATTCCCATATAATCCAACAACGGATTATCTTAACGCATTAATGAAAATTAGTGCGCCGGGTACAGGTCATTTGTTAAATGTGGCATTTGACCCTACAACGTCGGGTACCTTTATTTCAGCCGTTGAATTAACGACCGACCCGCAATTTGACGGTTGGGTATCTTTTTACAATGTAACCGGACGTTCGACGTTATCCAACCGTTGCCGTGTAACATTCGACAACCGAAAAGGTACACAGCCGTTAACGATTTACCGTTGTATGATGTGGACGGGTCAAGATGTAACCCCGTTCGGTATGTTCGCAAAACAGGCGTGGAACGCATGGAAAAAGGTAAAAGATATTCCCATTAAAACAATTAATTACGCCCCGTATTACAACGAATTTAATTTACAGAATTTAGCAATGAATGTTGTAAGAACACGCACAACGTTATCTTATACGGTGAACGATGCCGGAACTACTGCAGTTATTGGATATGATTTCAATTTGGCGGATAGTCCGTTTGAGATTGGCGACGTTATCGGTTACGGTGCGGATAATGTGGTTGTAAGTAGTGCAACAACCGCCGCAATGTATTGCATATTTTACAATGATTCAACCGAGATTTCCCGGTTAACGTTACAATTAAGAGCAGGCGGTTTTTGCACTCACTCCGGCACAATTCCGGAGAATACAACCCGTATATTGATACGTTTCCAAATTGCGGGCGTTGGTGCGGCAATATCGGTTGGCGACAACTATTTGACAAAAGGCGAAATAAACAAATTGAGCGAATGGGAACGCCAAAGCATAAAGCGCGGGACAACTGTAAACACAACCGCCGCCGTTGTTTACGTGGATGCGGTCAACGGAAACGACACGAACCCCGGCACGACGGAAAGTGCCGCATTAGCGACGTTTGCCGCCGCATTTTCCAAAACAGGCGTTGATACAACAATTATATTGATAGGGGACACGACCGAACGTTTGAATATCAAAACCAAGTCAAACCAACGTTCCGTCCGTCTTATCGGTAAACGTGGATTAGTTAACCGTATCATTTGCGGAACAAAAATTGATAGCGGAACATTAGTTGCGGGTACAACGAACGTTTACCAAACCCCGTTGTCGTCCTTTTCAGCCGCCGACCATTTCCAATTGTTCCAACATGAGGTATTCGACGAAAGTACGTTGATACCGGACAACGAACGCCACCCGTTACAACGTGGGAAAACGTACCGGTGTGATAGCACAAAGATAACCCGTGTTACGTCGTTGGATGCCGTGAAAACGTCCGAGGGTTACACGTTCTTTTATGATACAGACGCACAAATGTTGTACGTCAAAATCAAAGAGGGTACAACGTTAGCCACCAACCCGGTTTACATTCCGGGCGGTTCCGGTATTTCCGGCAATGACGGTTCCGTTGCTTTTGAAATGGTTAATATTGAATGTTGGTACGGTTCAATTTCGTTAAGGTTTTGCCACGGCGGACGGGCGATTGATTGCGCAGCAAAATACGCATTTGGCGGCGGTGCGTGGTCGTGGGATGCGGCAATTGGTGTGGAATTGATACGATGTGAAGCGGCACGGGCGTTTAGCGGTTCGAGTACCGGGGACGGGTTCAACGCACACAGCATAACGACTGACCAGGCATTGGCGAAACATACCGTTGCAACGATGATTGATTGTTGGAGCCACGACAATAACGACGACGGATATAGCGACCACGAACGTTGCGAAACAACCATTATTGGCGGATTGTTTGAATACAACGTAAAAGCCGGATTAACGCCCGCTTATGGTTGCCACGATACGATATATAACGCCTATTGCCGTAAACAGGTTAATAGCGGTATCGCATTAGTTGGAAGCGCAACGGCGGCGGAGGGCGGCAGAGGTTCGCAAATATTCGTGATTGGTTGCATTTGCGAGAACAACGCAAACAATTATTACGTTTCCGGCGATAAGTCCGGGAAGGATGAAAATTTTGGTAAGTTCGTAAATTGTATATCTTTGAACGGTTCAAAATATGGGTATTTGTGCGGAGCGAACGCCCGTATTGAATTGAACAATTGCACGGATAGCGGAAGCCCAACCGCAAAAAGTGGCAACGTGATAGTAAATAACGCCGCATTGGTAGAATAATTAACCGGGGGCGGTTTACCGCCGCCCCTTAACTCTTTATTTATGGACGATATGGATAAAATTTTTAGTTGGGAACAATGGCGTATGATATTCGCCACGTCGTTAAGTCCTATTTTAGCCTATTTAACCCCAACGGCGGGTTTTATGTACGCATTAGTCATTATGTTTGCTTTCAATATTTGGGCTGGTATGCGGGCGGACGGTGTAAGTGTAAGGCATTGCAAAAACTTTCGATTTAGTAAGTTTAAGAATGCGTTGGCGGAATTGCTTTTGTATGTTACCATTATACACGTTATTTATTCGGTAATGCTGCAATGTGGCGATAATGAAGCCGCCAAAGTAGTAATTAAATCGCTTACTTATGTTTTTATGTATGTGTATTTGCAAAACGCATTCCGCAACCTTATTAAAGCATATCCCACAAAGGTTGCGTTGCGTATTATTTACCACGTTATCCGGTTGGAATTTACACGGGTATTGCCGGGATATTGGCAACCGATAATTGAGAGATACCAACGGGAACACGATAGCGATATTATTAACGATAAAGAAAAGGAGGTAAGAAAATGAAACCTATTGTTATTTTAGACAATGGACACGGCGAAGAAACCGCCGGGAAACGTTCCCCGCTTTGGGGCGACGGTTCGCAACTGTTTGAATGGGAGTTTAACCGGGACATTGTGCGACGTATCGCCGCCAAATTGGACGATTTGGCGATTGGGTACGAGATATTGACCCCGGAAACAAACGACGTGTCATTGGCGGAACGTTGCCGCCGAGCAAATGAGATTTACCGCAATTACAATGAAAAGGCGTTTTTGGTATCCGTCCATGCCAACGCCGGAGGCGGTACGGGTTGGGAGGTTTACACGTCGCCCAGAGAAACGAAAGCGGATGCAATCGCCACGGTATTTGCCGAGGAAGCGCAACGGGTATTCGTCCCGGACGGTTGGCGTATGCGTTTCGATTATGCCGACGGCGACCCGGATAAGGAATCGGCGTTTTATATCCTCAAACACACGAGTTGCCCGGCAATTCTTACGGAAAACTTTTTCATGGATACCGAAAAAGATTGCCGTTTCATAATGAGCGACGACGGGCGGGAGCAAATCGCAGATATGCACGTTGCCGCAATCAAAAGGGTTGTTAAACTTTAATTCATAACGAACGCATGAAAAAGTATTTGATTTTGGCGGCAATTATTTTGGCGGTTGCCGCCGCCTTTTGGGTGCAACACGTCAAAATAAAGAGGTTGACCGAGAAACGGGACAGATACCGGAGCAATACCGAAATACTATTGCAGGACGTCAAGACGTACCAAACTAAAGACAGTTTGAACGCAATCAAAGTCGGGAATTTGGAGTTGTCATTGGCGGAATACAAAAAGTACCGGGCGGACGATTTGGCGTTGATAAAGACGTTGCAGGCAAAGAACCGGGATTTGGAACGGGTTACAACAACCCAAATGGAAACAATCAACGAATTGCGGGCAACCGTCCGGGATAGTGTTGTATATTTGCCCGGCGACACGGTTACGACCGTTTTACGATGCGTCGATATTGTCGAACCGTATTTTGAGTTGCACGGATGCGCCACGCCGGACGGACAATTTACCGGGACGCATATAAACCGGGATAGTCTGTTGATTGTCGAAACAGTGCAATACAAACGTTGGTTGGGTTTTTTATGGAAAACCAAAAAGATAAAGAACCGGGAAATTGATGTTGTAAGCAAGAACCCGGCAACAAAAATATTGGGCGTTGAGTTCGTAACCATAGAAAAGTAACTTTTATTGTTCATAATACCGGGAAACGGGGATTGTAACCAAGCGTTGCAACCCCGTTTTTGTTTTTGCCCGTTTTTAGCCCCGTATTTCGATTATTTTGTTTGAATGGATAAAGTCCCACCCCGGCAAATAAAGTGGCTTAAAATTGAAATTCGCCAAAAATAACTTTGTGGGGAACCAAAAGAACCGTTTTTTTGTCCGAAAATCGAAAATAAAAGAAAATTCTTTTGGTGTTAAAATAAAATGCCCTATCTTTGTGCCATGTTAATAAAACGACCGGGCGTTTTCCCGGCAACAAAAAGAGCGATACAATGAAGCCCGCAGATATTTACAACGGTTTGGAATATACAACAAAAGAGATTAACCGTACTTTCAAAATCAAAGTAAACGGATTGTTCAACGGCAAAAAGATTAACACGTTGGTTGGCGTTTCCGGTTTGATTAAGTTAGTAGGCGTTGAAATGGCGAACAAATTATTGCGCCGTGCTTTCCGTTGTGTCAAAGACGCCGAACATTGTAAGTTGCGCCGGGGTTTGAAAATATCCTTTTATTATTATTAATCCGACCGGGCGGGTTCCCGGAACCAAATAAATTTCAGAGTATGAAAACAGATGTAAACGGCGTTAGCCAATGCCAAAAAGGATGCGAGAATTACGAAACATTTACGCACCGTCGCAAAAAGTTCTACCAATACGAATACAGAGCCGAGGACGGCGAATTGTTCACGTGTGTAAAACCCACGTTGTCCGAGTGCAGGAAAGCAAGGGACGAACATTTTAAGCCCGTTACGGTGGTTTATACGCCCGCCGAGTTTAAGGAAAAGGGGTTTGACGGGGAGATTGCGAATTTGGAATACATGATTAAAACGAGAATATGGAAAGCGTAATTATTGAGGAAATAACCGACCAAACGGGATATTATGGCGAAATATACCGATTTTGTTATTGTGCGGCGCAAATGGCGTTGGAGAAGAAGAACCCCCGGACGTAACAGATACGCCGGGGGTCGGTACGCAGTAACCGAGAGCGATTTTTGGTAATGCGGTATTGCAAAGGTAGGTTAAAAATCGGATATTCCACGCACCCGGCAAAAATGATTTTACGAAACAAAGATTATATTTTTGGTAATTAAAAAATTCTTTCTACCTTTGCAGAACAAAAGATTAACAGCCTACCCGGAGGGATACCGGGAAATGATATGAAAATAAAAGAAAGTGAGCAATTAAAGATGTTGGCGACCGAAAGCGGAAAAACAGCCAACCAAGTATCCGAAACAATCGTTACGGAGTTAATCAACAAACAGATTATCGAGGACATAAGCGACAATTGGGGGTTCCCGGTCGCCGATTGTTACGAACGGGATATTGCCGTTGTGGAAATGGTGGACGTTATCCGGGCAATTGGTATTTCCCCGGTTCGTTCCGTCCATTTGGACGCCCTGTTGGAATGTGTATTGATTGGCGACGATGATTGCCCGGAGTGTGGCGGGGAAATGGAGGTTACAGACGGCGAGTATAGACGTACCGGAGGCGACGGATATTTGACCCCGCCGGAATATAGCCCGATTTGGGAGGAAAAAACGTGCCGCAATTGCGGATACAAAGAGAGCAACGAACCAAGTTATTAACAAAAAAATTTAAGTTATGGCATTGAGATTAAGAGTAAACGAAGCAATCGCCCGTTCCGAGGCGAACGGGAAAAAGGTTTTGAAAAAAGACATTGCCGCCCGTCTTTTTGAGGGTGCAAGCGAGAGCGCACAACAGGTCAATATGACGAATTTATGTAACGGCACGACCAAACGGATTGTCCCGGAATGGGTCGTTATTCTTTGCGAAATGTTGGATTGTACGGCGGATTACCTGTTTGGCATGGAGGGCGGAAACAATGAAAAGTAAGTTTATCGAATGGTTGGAAGCCGCCGCCGAACCATTGTTTTCCGGGTTGTTTCAAGCGAAAGCCCTAATTGTTACGTTTGGCGCATTGGGGTTATGTTGTTTGATTGGCGCATTTTGGAACCCGTGGCAATTGTTATTTGCGGCAATGTGCGCCGCAATGGTATTATGTGGAATTTCAGAATATAAAAAGTACAAGTAATGAGAGCAAAGAGCGATAAACCGGGCGACCCGGTAAAAGAGGTTGCGGGAACCGTCGGCAATGTTGCGTCGGATATGTTCCCGGAGATTAACGAGGAACAACAAACAATTATTCCCCCGTTCGTTGATGTTCAACCGGAACAACCAACCGGAGTGTTTGAGATAATACCGGGCATGACGGTTGAGAAAATGACGGCAATGTTTTTCGACGAAAAAACATTGATTGAACCCCCGTATAAGGTTTGGCAGTTAAACAGCAAGGGACACCGATATTATTACCGATATGACGACGCCGGGAACCCGGAGTTTTTCTCGTCGGTTACAACTATATTGTCCCAAACATTACCCAAAGCCCCGCACCTTATAAATTGGATTGCGAACAAAGGCATTGAGGAAGCCGAGCGATACAAAGGCGAACGGGCGGCGTATGGAACGTTTATGCACGCCGCATTTGAAGAATTATTGATTAACCGGGCGTATGATTTGGACGGGCTAAAAGGCAAACTAAAAGAATACATTGAGGTTTACCGATTGCCGAACGACTTTATTAATTACGCCGACGATTTGAAAAAGGACGTATTGGCGTTTGCGCAATTCGTATTGGATTATGATGTACGACCGTTAGCCGTTGAAATTGCGTTGGTACACCCGTATTACAAGTACGCCGGAATGATTGATTGCCCGTGTACCATGCGTGCAAAGATTGGAAGCGACGACCGGATTAACGCAATTGTCGATTTCAAAAGCGGGCGAAAAGGTTTTTACGAGGAAAGCGAAATACAATTAGGAATGTACCGGGATATGTGGAACGTCAATTTTGAGCAATTCCCCGTTACCCGTATTTTCAATTTCAGCCCGAAAGATTGGCGCAAAAAACCGTCGTACAATCTGAAAGAGCAAACCGAAAGCCCCAATATACGGAAAATCCCCTATCTGTTGGAGATTGCCGCCATTGAGGACGAAAAGCGGGACAACACGTTTACGGCGGTTAATGGTATGGTTGTATTGGACGACGCCCCGGATTTGTCCCAAAATGTAATATCGTTGTCTTTGGCGGAATTGATTAAAACGAAAGCCCCCAAAGAGGCGACCCCGGACGAAACCACGGACGCCGCCGATACCGTCAAAGCGGATGCGGTTGCCCCGGAACAAACGTCGGAACCGGAGATTAAGAAAACAAAGATTGTGAAACGCACCGGGAAAACGGCAAAGGAGGCGGAAAAGAAGCCCGCCACGGGGCGAAAGACGACAAAACGGAATGTTGCACCGGAAAAGGAACAAAAGCCCGCAAATGCGCCAAAAAAGCCCAAAAACGAGAATAAGAAAAGATTGTTGAACGACGACCCCGAAATATGAAAACGATAAAAAGATTTGATTGCTATTTGATAAACAAAAACGGCGTTGTTATTAAAGAATACCAATCTATAAATTTAGCAGAAAGGGACGGTTTTAATAATTCGCTAATAGTTAGATGTTGCAAAGGATTACGCAAAAAACATAAAGGTTATGAATGGAAGTATAAAAGGTAGGATTATCAGACCGGAGGCGGAAAAATCCCGTTTGATTTTGCCCCGTGTCGGACAAATAAAAATCGGAATGAAAAACGCCAACGGATACCCGCAAAGCGTGGATTATTTCATACCAACGGGAAAGTATGCCGGGT